GCTGGATTATTCTATTGCCCATATGTTCCACTACAAATGGTGAGAGCAGTTGGTCAAGATACTTTCCAACCAAAAATCGGGTTTAAGACTAGATACGGAATGGTTCAAAACCCATTTGCTAACACTGCTGCTGATGGTAGTATTGATGTAACCGCACCTGCGGCTGCTAATCAAAACTTCTATTACAGAAGAGTACAAGTTGCTAACTTGATGTAATCTCGTTAGTTGCTTTTGCAACGAAATTAAGGGGGGATCTTTTGATCCCCCTTTTTTTTAGCATTATAAATAATAGTATGAACACAAAAGAAAAAGTTAAGGTAGCACAATGGTAGAAACAGTAGGGTTTCAGAGACAACCAACTAAGTTAGATTACGCAGCTCAAACCCAATTTAGATTTACAATAAACTATTTACCACTTACAGAATATTTTTGTCAGACTGTTAATATACCAGGACTGTCATTAGGTACTGCAACTGTACCATCATCAATGTATGATTATCCTGTACCTGGTGATAAAATTACTTTTGATCCATTAAATGTATCATTCTTGGTAGATGAGAATTTAAATAACTTTAATGAATTGCACCAATGGATATCACGCTTAGGATTTGCAGAATCACATACTGAATATGCAGACCTATTGGCGTCTGGTAATCCCCCACAGGTAACACCCTCCACTCAAGATCGGGTATCTGCTCCGTTACCTGAGCAAGGCATTTATTCAGACGCCACCATATCGGTACTAAGCAGTAAAAATAAAGTTAAGACTGAAATTAGATTTAAGAATGTATATCCGACAAGTATCTCTGGTTTAGACTTTACTGTTGGCGGCACAGATGTTGATTACTTAGTATGTAATGCTAGTTTTAATTATCTTGGATATACAATAAATCAAATAAGTACAATATAACACTTGACTTTCCACCGTAATGGTGATATAATATATTATGACTCTAGAAGAACTACAAGCAGAAGCTGATAAGGATTTAGTAATTGATGATACTGAACTAGATACTGAATCTTTAAAAACACCAATCTTACATAACAAATACCTACAATACTATAATAAGTTTAACTTGCTATTGAAGAAATCTCAATGGGAAGAAAAAACTTTACAAAGAGACAAGTGGGAATACTATACAGGCAAATCTGATCCTGAAGTATATAAAGAAAAACCATTTGATTTAAAAGTATTAAAGGCAGATGTACACTACTACATTAATGCTGATGAAGATTTACAAAAGATACAAGCTAAAATGATATATCAAGAATCAATAGTGAACTATCTAGAACAAATTTTAAGAATGATAAACAATAGGTCGTTTACAATAAAAAACGCAATCGAGTGGAGAAGATTTACTAGTGGCGCTTTATGACCTTAATTATTGAAAAAAAGAATGATGTCTATTTAACAATAGACGCTGAACCTAATGTTAGACGAGAACTATCTGAATTTTTTACATTTGAAGTTCCTGGGTTTAAGTTTATGCCAGCATATCGTAATCGAGTATGGGATGGCAAGATAAGATTATTCTCTCAAAAAACAAAAGAAATGTATTTGGGTTTGTACCCTTACATAAAACAATATGCTGAAGAAAGAGACTTGCAAATTGTCGCAGGTCCAGGCGTTGGTGTTGTTAATAAAACAGATAGAGCTGTCGTAGAGAAGTTTTGTAATAATTTAGGTCAAAAATTTGAAGCCAGAGATTATCAAATTGACGCTGTACACACAGCATTAAAATTCAATAGAACATTATTAGTTAGTCCTACTGCAAGTGGTAAGTCTTTTATTATCTATGCTTTACTTAGATATTATTCACACTTGTTAAAAGATGAAAAAAGAAATCGTGTTTTAATTATCGTGCCTACAACCTCACTCGTAGAACAGATGTATGGTGACTTTAAAACATATGGATATAATGTTGTAAAAAATGTAGATAGAATTTATGCGAAGTATGACAAAATGACAAGCAAAAAGATCGTGGTGAGCACTTGGCAAAGCATATATAATATGTCAAACGAATTTTTTTCAGATTTTGGTGCGGTGTTCGGTGATGAGGCACACTTATTTAAAAGTAAATCATTAACGACCATTATGACTAAACTTGCTAATTGTAAGTACAGGATAGGTCTGACTGGGACACTCGATGGTACATTAACACATAAGTTAGTATTAGAAGGTTTGTTTGGTATTGCGAATAAGGTTACAACAACAAAAGACTTAATTGAAAGAAAACAAGTTGCTAACCTAACTATAAGATGTTTAATTTTAAAACATAAGAAAGAAAATAGTAAGTATCTATATGACAAAAGCTATCAAGAAGAAATTGAATACATTGTCGGGTCACCGGTTCGAAATAATTTCATTCGTAATCTGTGCCTTCGAGCTACTGGTAATACACTCTGCCTTTACCAATTAGTAGAGAAGCATGGTGAGATACTATATAATTTAATAAAGGACAAAATAAAAGATGACCGCAAAGTCTTTTTTATACATGGTGGCGTATCCGCTGCTGAACGGGAACAAGTTAGGGCAATTACTGAAAAGGAAAATGACGCAATTATTATCGCTAGTTATGGGACTTTCTCCACTGGTATTAATATTAGGAATTTACACAATGTTATATTCGCAAGTCCTTCAAAGTCTCGTATAAGAAATCTACAATCTATTGGTCGTGGGCTAAGGCTCGGCGACTCTAAAACTCACGCTAAACTTTACGATATATCAGATGATCTCACTCACAATGAGAGGATGAATTACACTCTTAAGCATTTTGAGGAAAGAGTAAAGATATATAACGAAGAGCAATTTGAATATGAGATACACAATGTCGAGATTTGAAATAATAGATAACTTTCTTACAAAAGAAGAATGGAAAAAACAATTTGATTTAGTTTTTAGCACAGACTTTAAATGGATATACGGCAAAAAAAATTTTGATGAAAGTCCATTTAAATCAATAATATTTCAACATTGGTTTCACGGTGACGAAAATCTGACAGTAAGACATTATGATTCTAGATTTATAAGCCCAGCAGAAAAACCTAATACTGCTCAACCTTATTGGGATATAATGTGTCAACCTATTTTAGATAAGTTTGATGTAAAAAGAATTATGAATATAAGAACTAATTTATATACTCATTGGCACGAAACAAATAATGAAGCTGGCACACATTTAGATCATCAAATAGATGAAGATTATCTTACTTTAATTTATTATATAAATGGTTCTGATGGTGCGACTTGGTTTGAAGGTCAAGGAAATATTGAAAAAATACCTAATAGAATGGTTATTGCTGATGGTAAAATACCACACCGGTGTGTATATCAAACAAATGTCAAAGCACAGATAGCAACTAATATAAATATTACAGTATGACAAAAGAGTCTAGTTTAAGAATAGTACGACTGTCGGATGGTTCCGAATTAATTGGAAACATAAACCTAACAGACGAAGGTTCTCAATTTCTAAGAATAACCGACCCACTAGAAATACTGCTAAACAGTAAGGCTATTGGTGTAGGTATGGTGGAAGATTTTACTTCACTAAGACCATGGATGCAATTTGCCAATGATAGTGTATTCTCTATACCAAAAGAAAGAATCATAACTATATGTAATGTGGCAGATGATATGAAGGCCTACTATAAGATTATAAATGAAAAAGTAAAACAAAGAGCAAAGATAAAAAGATCGCCTATATCTGAAGAAGATATTAAAAGAGCTGTAGATGTTATTGCAGATATGGGAAAAGAAGCAGATGATCTAATGCAAGAAGAGTTATCTGAAGAAGATTACAATACATTCTTTCCTAGCAAAAAGACTATACACTAATCTGAAGGAACCCACAAGGGTATTATAACAGCGTAACCATATTATGTCAAGCACTAGTCCTAGTTTCATAGGAGAATATTTTATAGAAGAAAGTTTATGTGATAAACTAATAGACTTCTTTCACTCAACTCCAGAACAGCATTCACAAACTGTTCCTAATACTAATATACAACACTATTATACAAAAATGCCTGGAAAAGTAGGGGCTTTTGATGCCAGAGTAGACCGTGATGTAAAAGATTCTATTGATCTTACATTCTCATATAAGACTATGTTCTCACCCGATTTACCAGTAGAGGCATTACCTTTTAGTAATATGGTACACGAATATATAGAGGCACTAAGTGATTGTATAGAGAGTTATGGTAAAGAATACCCTCACGCTTTAGCAACAGTATGTCAAGTACAAGAAGGTATCAACTTACAGTACTATCCACCAGGTGCAGGTTATCCTAATCTACATTGTGAAAGAGCAGCGTCTACATGGCCATTTGTTAAAAGGCATTTAGTTTTTATGACATACTTAAATACAGTTAATGATGAAGGAGGCACTCATTTTCACTATCAAAATTATACTGCAAAAGCAGTCAAAGGCAAGACTTTAATATGGCCATCAGATTGGACTCATATGCACCAAGGAGTTATATCACCCACTCAAGAAAAGTATATAATGACAGGATGGATATCACATACAGAACCAACCGATGTATGGTTAGATAATAGAAGAAATTTGCAATTATTGCTTGACCTTTAGAGATAAATTTGTTATAATGGTATTATGTTTAAGAGAATGATTAATATACTTTGGAAACAAAATCCAAAAACAGACATCACTGGCTATCAGGAACCTGACCCAGGTGAGATAAACATAGAAAATGCATATAAGACTAGGTGGATTTGGTACCATACATTTATGGCACTTGAATTATTAATTATAATTATGTTATTACTAGGAATTTTAATAACATTAGGAATTAAATTATGAAGAAAAAAGTAACCCAACATTATGTTGACAATAAAAAGTTTCTAGAAGAAATTACTAAGTTTCGTAATAAAGTTATAAAGGCAAAAGACTCAGGTAGAAAAAGACCTATGGTTACAAATTATATAGGTGAATGTTTTTTAAAAATTGCAAACCATTTAGCATATAGACCTAACTTTATTAACTATACATTTAGAGATGATATGATATCAGATGGTATAGAAAACTGCTTACAGTATATGGATAATTTTAATCCTGAAAAATCAAAGAATCCTTTTGCATACTTCACGCAAATTATATACTATGCTTTTATAAGAAGAATACAAAAAGAAAAGAAACAAGTAATAGTAAAACAAAAAA